GTAGATATTCGGCCCCGAACATGACACAGATGGTCATGCCGCCCCCGACTGACGGGGAGCGGGCGGTGCATCGCGTGGAAAAGGTCGCTTACCTGCTCGCTGGGCTATTGCTCGGCGCGGTGTTTGGCTTCGGCTTGTATATCAGCAGCATCAAAAGCGACACACAAGAAACGCGCGACAAGCAAGAGCGCGTGCAGGACTACCTCAATATGCTCTGGCGCAACTACCCGGAGCTTCGTGAAACCGAGTTGAAAAAGAAGGAAAAGACGAAATGACCGATCCGATCATCATTGGCGGCGACCCGCCCAAGAAAGGCAACAAGCTACAGCGTTGGTTTAAGACGCGTACGGGCCAGACCGTTGTTGGCGTATTGGCCGGCGCAATCGCCCTGAAGGTTCCTGGCGGCCAAGAGGCCGTGCAGGCGGTACTGGGTGGCGCTGCGCCTACTGACCCGGGCGCGTTCGCGAACGGCATGAGCTTGGCGGCAATTCTCGCCGGCATCGCTCGGATGCGGAGCGCGTAAGGCGTTCGCTTGTCATGGATCGACGAGCTAACTCCCGCAGCGGTAAGCAGGACGCGAGCCGCTGCACTTAGGTGTCTATGAGGGTCTCAATGATAGATAAAGATTGGCCAGATACGACGACAACTACTGGTGTTCCTTTTGAGCTGCCTGCTTTGAGCAAGTGGGAGTGCCACCTGTTTGGCGATTCTAATGGGATTGTGTGGACGCCCCGGCTTGGGCATGAACCTAATTGGTTCTGGCGAAAGATGCAATTCTTGTTTTTCGGCAACCGCTGGATTTTCAAGGGCTAAGGACAAAGAGGCTAAGGATGGCCGAACCAAATAAGCCAGCCTATCGCGGCAGCGGTGGGTTTAGGAACTGGGTGAAGGAGTACGTTGTTGATCGCGGGTTGTTGCATAACCGCGCCTATGACCCTGTCACTCGGCAGTGGGACCCGCGAGGCGTTAAGCAGGGTCTGATTCAAACGGGTGTTGGCGCGATTAACCCCGCGCTTGGTCCGCTTGCTGGCCTTGTTCTCAATCGGATGAATCGTAACCACACCGGTATGCCCCCGTTGGGCTTAGACCCGGCAACGCTCGCGCCTGTTGGCCAACTGCCGTTTACCTACACTCCGCAACGCAATATCGGCACGCCTGGGATTGCGACAGGCACGCAGCCGAGTCCGACGTTCAACCCCAACAACCCATTCGCGATGCCAACGCAGCCCACAGGCGGATCAGCGCCAACGGGAACGAACTGGGGACGTTTCACGCCGAACATTCAACCGGCAACAGGCGGTTTTCATTCGTTGCTGCCATCGAACATGGGCGGCGCTCGCGGGCAATTCACAGGCGGCGGTATCACAGGCGAACCAGCTCGGGCGATGTTCGCCAGCATGCAAGACGCCAGTCGGTTCGCACCGATTGATATGCCAATGACCATGGGGTCGTATCAGTCGTAATGAATCAAATAAGTTCCAGCGATGTCGGTTCGAGTCCGACTGCGGCTGCCAGTTTGGTCATTGGCACAGATTTCGGCGCTGTCCGAATCTCGCCAGAAACGAAAAATGCGATGGACAAGATTGCCTCGGGCTGGATGGACATGCCGACCGACAAGCGAAAGCTGCGTTCAAAAAAGTGGCGGTACATAGCCAAGACAAAAGCTGAGTTTGAGACGTTTTCCCGCATGGCCGCCATGATCGAGTGGGCCAAGGGCGGAGTATTGGAGAGCATATGAGCGGCAAAGGCTCTAACCGTCGCCCGCAAGGGGTAGACGACGACACCTTTTCGAGTAACTGGGAGAGGGTGTTTGGGGCAAGGCCGACCTCTGACGACTTCAAGTATGTTTGGCACGAAGAAAAAAAAGACTCCTTTGGTAATTGCAAAGGGTTCACAGTGAAATTTTCAGAAAGCATTACTGCGGATGGCTTGACTGGCGAGGCATACCTTGAAGGGGTGAAGCTAGCGGTCGATGGCGATGTTGTCCAAGTGGGCGTGTTCAATGACAGCCAGCCAAGAAATACAAAAGATACGCCAACAGCGTTCCAGGTGTACGTCGACCCTTGGCCCTACAAGACAGAGGCCGAATACGTCGAGGCGATGAAAGAGAATGACTGACAAGCCATTGCCGAGCTTCATCGAAAAGCTCCAATCCTGTGGCGATTACGACTATTGGTCGTTTGGCGGGAAGCGAGTCGCGGTCTCATCTTTGCATTGGCACAGAAGCGGCGAGGGGCCTGATGCCGTGGTGGCCTATTTGGCCAGGAAACATTTTGTCGAAAAGCGCCGAGACGCCGAGTATGCCGTTCAGCAGATCGACCAATGGTTAAAAGACAGAGCCAAGCCGGAAGGCAGCTCTTTTGTAGAGGCAGATAGAAATGGCGGGACCGAACAAGCCTAAGACTGGCGGGAGAGCGCCTGGGACGCCCAACAAGGTCAACGCAGAGTTTCGAGAGACCGTGCGTAAGCTGTTAGAGGACAACGCTGAGAACGTCTCTCTGTGGCTCTCACAGGTGGCGACTGGGGGCGTCATGGACGGCGTTCCATGTCCCGAAAAGGCAGACCCTGCTAAGGCGCTTGACCTATTGGCGAAGCTCGCCGAGTTCGCAGCGCCGAAGTTGAACCGAACCGAAGTGACTGGCGCTAATGGCGGGCCAGTGCAGTACTCGAAAGTGGAGCGAGAGATTGTCCGTCCTCCGAATCCCAACGGCTGAGGTATTTGAGCCGTTGCTAGCGCCTGCGCGGTATAAGGCGGCGGATGGGGGGCGAGGGTCAGGTAAGTCACATTTCTTTGGCGGATCGATGATCGAGGATTCGCTGACCGAGCCCGGTGATTGGGGCAAGGGGCTGCGTTCGGTGTGTATCCGCACGGTCCAGAAGGACTTGGCGCAGTCGTCTAAGGCGTTGATCGAGGCCAAGTTGCAGCAGTTCAGGCTTGGCGAAAAGGATGGATTCAAAGTCTTTCGCGATGTGATTCAAACGCCAAAAGACGGAATCATCATCTTTAAGGGCATGCAGGACTACACCGCCGACTCGATCAAATCCTTAGAGGATTTTGACCGGGCATGGTGGGAAGAGGCGCAGACGGCAACGGCTTACGGCCTGAATCTGTTGCGACCGACGATCCGAGCGCCGCGATCGCAGCTCTGGTTTAGCTGGAACTCAAGGCGCAAGACGGATGCGGTCGATGTGCTGTTTAAGGGCGGCGAGCTGCCAACGGGCGCGAAGTACGTGCGCGCCAACTGGCGGGACAACCCATGGATAACGGCCGAGCTTGAGCAAGAACGATTGGACTGCCTGCGATTGCAGCCTGACCAATACGAGCATATTTGGGAAGGCGACTATATCTCGATTGCTGAAGGCGCTTACTTCGCCAAGCAACTGACGGCAGCGAAAGCCTCCGGCCGCATTGGCGTTGTCGCCCCCGACCCGCTGCTGACCATCCGCGCTTACGTGGACATCGGCGGCACGGGCATGAAGGCTGACGCCTTCGCGATGTGGATCGTGCAGTTCGTCGGGCTGCAGATCCGCGTCCTGAACTATTACGAGGCGCAGGGGCAGGAGCTGGCCGAGCACGTCCATTGGCTTCGGTCCAATGGCTACGAAAAGGCGCAGGTCGTTTTGCCGCATGACGGAAAGCACCACGACAAGGTGGCCCGCGTGACTTACGAGGATTCGTTCCGCTCGGCCGGTTTTGATGTTCGCTCTATGGACAACTTGGGCCAAGGCGCAAAGAAGATTCGCATCGAGGCGGTCAGGCGCGTATTCCCGCAAATTTGGTTTAACGAAACGACGACCGAAGCGGGGCGAGACGCGCTCGGTTGGTATCACGCGAAATTAGACGACAAGCGCGCCGTGGACCTTGGTCCAGAGCACGATTGGGCGAGTCATGGTGCCGATGCGTTCGGCCTCATGGCGATTGATTACGAAGAAAACAAACCGACGGCGTCGAAGCCGAAAAATTACCCGAGACTCTACGGAAGGCGATGAAAAAGGCGAAGCTCACGGACGACGAGATCGAAAAGATCGCGATTACCGCTCTGCGTTCGTCTATTGGTGGCGCAGGAACTGATGTATCGGAAGCGCGCATCCGCAACATGCAGTATTACAACGCGCTTCCAGAGGGCGAGCTGGCGCCGCCTGAGATCGAGGATCGCTCTGACTT